GAATCCTTAGACAACAAGATTGGATATTGGCGGGCGAGTTTCGCTGCTTCTGCCATGATGCGGTCACGACGCAAACGAAGAAGGTTGGCGATGGATTGGTTGATAGCACCTGTTGGTACTTCTTCAGGACGGCGGGTGTCGCCCTGCGATTCGGTGAAGTTGCGTCGGATTTCTCGTGGCGCTATGAGACGTATCTGTGCGCCGATAACGAGGATGTCTTCTGCTGAAACAGGCAACCCTGCCACTGTTTGAATGTTGTCTGCTTCCGTTGTTACAGAGTAGAACGGGGCTTTGTAGGTGATACGAAGGTCGCCTGCTCGTGTCCCCTGATTGAACTTGAGTCCGTATGTGGAGGGGAAGTCTTGGGTTGGGAGGTTGCGGATGAGTTGGGTTTTGCGGATAGACGGATAATCGTCGCCTGTGTACCGTAGGCGGACATCTAGGATGTCAATGATTTGCTTGGATACAGGCAGGTTGATGATGGAGTCGTTGCCGTTGTAAGAGACGTCTACGTTGCGGATAGCGAACAGACCGTGGGCTGGGCTGGACAGGTCTGATAGTTCGTCGTTGACTGCTTCAAGGATTTGTGCCCGTGGGAAACGGGGGGAGATGGTTACGATGTCGCCTGTGGTGTGGGCTGCGGCGGTGGAACCATTGAACGCTCGTTCTACTGTGACTGTTTTGGAGGCTGTTGTAACTTCCCAAACGTACATCAGTTCGCTGTCTATCTCAATGATGGTTCCTTTACGGATACCTTCCAAGTCGTAAGACAGGGTGATAGAGGTAGCGGTTGAAGTCGCATTGGTGGCAAGTTTGTTGCGCTCCTCAACGAGACCAGACAGTAGTTGCCTTTGGGTCTTGTTGATAATGGTTGCGACTGTAGACATTCAACTTCCTCGGTAAAGAACACTCACATAATAGCAAGTGCGTCGGTGTAAAATACGAGGTTGCTCTTTAGTCTTTCGTTATCTGGGTCTAATTTGAGGGCTTCAGTCCCTAATTGTGCTGCCATTTGGTGTTGCCCTAGGTTATGGGCTGCCAATGCTGCGATGTCATACGGTCCAGCGCCCCATGCTTCGGCTTCGCATAAGTATTCAAGGGGCATTTCGGTTATGGCTAGGCAACTGTCAACTGCCGTGAAGCACCGTCGCCAGTCTCTCATGTCGTAATACAGCAAAGCCAGGTCGTACCAGCCCTCTCTCCTAAGTGGAGCCTCTAGGACTGCTTGCTTCAGCCAGTCTTCCGCTGATGATGGTTCACATTTGGCTAGGAAACGGTAGGCGGCTGCCCGTTCTGGTTTCCAGACTGCTGTCGGAAGGGTGAGGTAGCGACGGAATTGGTGTGATGCTTCTGCGTGACGTCCCATATAGAACAGTTCTCGTGCCCAATAGAACGCAACCCTGTCATCTTCGGGTGCTTCTTGGACAGCGATAGCCAACAGGTCACCGTACTGTGCCCGTGATTTGGTGTCGTCGGGATAGTGATGGATTTCTAGGTCGCACCACCCTTGCTTTTCTTGTAACGTCGGTACAAGGGTTTCGTGGACTATGTGTTTCCAACGGTATCCGAACCGTGTGTGGATTTTGTCGCCACCGTATTGCAGGTTTGGTTGCCCGTTTGGTTTCCATGACCAGGTGTATTTGTAGCGGGGGCGGGTGACTTGTTGTTCGTGCATTTCTTGGAGGTGGTCTCGCCAGCCTGGGATTAAAACCTCATCCATGTCAAGTGAAATACAGTAGTCAATGTCGTCAGGCAACAAAGCCAACGCCGTATTACGAGCATCGTCAAACCGCCACGGTCTTACGACAGCATCTATAACCGTGATGTCCAAATCATCGGCAAGTTCCTGAGTACCATCAGTAGAACCAGTATCCAGTATCAGTCTGTAGTCGGCGTCACGGCAGGATTCTGCCCAACGGTTGACAAACTGCGCCTCATTTTTTGCAATCGTGTAAACAGCGACCTTCATGTCGCCCTCCCTTTACGCTCCTAGAAACTGCACAGCCAAGAATGTTGCTACACCCGTATTAACATTCAAGTTTCCGCCACTATTTTGAAAACCGTATAATTCAACATAGTCGCCAGCGGATAGAGAAATAATTGTAGAGGCAGTAAGAAGGCTTCCCGCCAAAGAAACAGAGTTGGCAGGTGTTCTTTGCACCGCCTCAATAGCACCATTTTTGTAGATTGAACAGTAACGCATACCCGTTGCGTTGGTGGCATATTGGATGCCCGCAACAACAGCGTACTTGCCACCCAAACCTGTTGGAATTGTTATCCGACTGTCGTTACTGGTTGGGCTATGGAACGAACTAGTGTCAAAAACTTCGGTATCACTTGCGCCAAATGAAATTGCTGTAGCAGTAGCAGTTGTTAATGCTTGTGATGCACCTTTTTCAAGACGACACCCGACAAAAGACAGGCTGAACGTGGTTGAGTTTAGGACAAGACCATCACCCGCAGAATAGGTCGGTCCTGTCGGTCCTGTCGGTCCTGTCGGTCCTGTCGGTCCTGTCGGACCTGTCGGACCTGTAGCCCCTGTAGCCCCTGTAGCACCCGTAGCGCCAGTAGGACCCGTCGGACCAGTAGCCCCCGTTAGTCCCGTAGCCCCCGTAGGACCCGTCGGTCCAGTTGGTCCCTCAGCCCCAGTTGCTCCAGTAGGTCCAGTCGCACCAGTTGCACCTGTCGCTCCAGTCGGACCTGTCGGACCAGTAGGTCCAGTGACCGTTGAGTCTGCCCCTGTAGCACCCGTGGGTCCTGTCGGACCTGTGGGACCAATCGCTCCTGTAGCCCCAGTCGGACCTGTGGGTCCAGTTGGTCCAGTTGCGCCAGTCGCCCCAGTCGGACCCGTAGCGCCCTCTGCGCCCGTCGTTCCAGTTGCACCAGTAGGACCAGTTGGTCCAGTAGCGCCGACGCTTCCTGTTGCTCCTGTGGGTCCTGTCGGACCAGTCGCTCCTGTAGCGCCAGCAGGTCCAGTAGGTCCTGTTGGTCCTTGACTTCCTGTAGCACCTGTTGGTCCTGTTGCACCTGTATCCCCTTGCGGTCCTGTTGGTCCTGTCGGACCTACGCTACCAGTAGCACCAGTAGGACCAGTAGCACCGACAGCGCCAGTTGCGCCAGTAGGACCCGTAGCCCCAACCGAACCAGTTGCACCCGTTGGACCTGTCGGACCCGTTGCTCCAGTATCACCAGTTGCGCCTGTAGGTCCAGTAGGTCCTGCCGAGCCTGTCGCACCTGTTGGTCCCGTAGGTCCAGTAGCGCCTGTTGCACCTTGAGGTCCTGTCTGTGAGGTGGATGTGACGGTGACAACCGTTCCCGTACCCAAACCCACGGTTTCTTCAACACGGGAAACAACATAAGTGTTATCGGTCTGTGTTAGTTCAACCGCAGATGTTGTCTGTGTGACAACGATGGAGGTGGTCGCCATTACCTTGTGACATCACCCAGTACGGTGACTTCCCCAGAAATGACAGTAGAGACAACCCCAGAGGCGTCTTCTTGAAGGTCCCATCTGTAATAGCCTGGAACAAGCAAGGCTGTTGATGTTGCGCTAAGAACGCAAGAGACAACACCGCCAGCACCGTTGGTGACTGTGCAGGTGAAGGTTGCTGAGACGATTGCGGATTCCTCATTGGACCTCATTTGGGCTGTGTAGGTACGCCCCGTGATGTTTACGGGTGTTGTACCGTCTGAGGTGATTGTCACGTTGACGGTTTCTGTGTCGCCTCGTGTGATGGTGAGGTTGAGTTCCGCAGGTACAGCCATTACTTCTTCTTTTTCTTCCCTGGTTCGTAACCGATTTTGTCTGCCCGCTTACTTACCTGTGTGTAAACGTCATTAAGAACTTTGCGTGAGAACTGCATAGCGCCTGGTTTGTTCCAGTAGTTGCTTTCAGATACCACATCAAGTTGGCTACGCACCCAGTTGGCACGGGTGTTTTGCACAATGTCTTTACGACGTCCCTGGTATGGAGAACGGAGACGTTTTTCTAGTTGGACTTTCCATGAGCCACCTTCGGGCATTGGAAGTTTTTTTGCGCCCATCTTCGGGGCTGGTTTCTTTGCTGCGGGCATTACTTCTTTTTCTTGCGCTTAACCAAACCGCCAGGTCCACCAGCAAACATACGGTTAGCGGGCGGGGTTGGCTTCGGCTTCTTTGGCATTGGTTGTTTCTTGATGGGAGCCATTACTTCATCTTCTTTCGTTTAGCGATATGGTTTGTAATCGGGGCGTTCAGACTTCGGCTTTTGTAGGAAACTAAATGGTTCTGGTTTTGACGTTTTCTTTCCAGGAATGGGTACAATCTTGAAACCCATACGAAGAAGTTGTGCGGGCGTTGAGGCAGCCTTAAGTGCTTGCGCTGCTGTGTTTGCCATGGAAGAACCAGAGCCTCCTGGCATTGGTTTCTTTCCACCCGACGACTTACCATTTTTGTTTGGTATTGGAAGTTTTTTTGCTCGCATTACTTCATCTTCTTTCTCTTAGCGGCAACCTTCTTCATTGCCTGTTTCTTCATTGCTTGCTTTTTCATTGCCATTCCAGCGGCTTTCATGCCAGCCTTCGTGTACGGGAACTTCTCTTTGCCAACCATCGGCATAATAATCTCCTTGTTGTAGGTGTTACCACTTTACCCTATTTGCCCAGTATGCCGCAGACATCTTGCCCTTAGAGATATTGGACGAATGACGGGCTTTGAACGACTCCCGACGCTTCCTGTAAGACGCCGACTCCCCAGCCTTCTTCGGGGAACCAGACACCCCCTGTTGACCGAAACGGATAGTCTTCACCTGGTCGCCCTCTTTGGCGACAACCACATGGGACTTGGTGGGGTGGCTTGGGGTACGCTTCGGCTTATTGTAGCCTGAAACACCAATTCGTTCTAGCCGAGAATCTTTCTTCTTCACCTGTACCTCGCAGTCTTCTTCGCTATTTTCGTAGGTTGCTTAACAAACTGTTCACCCTTCTTCATGCCTTCCCTTTTGGCTTTAGAAGTAGCCGCATACTCTGAAGACGACAACGCTTCACGAGCCTTCTTAGGAAGATACCTTTCCCCCGTCGCCCCCTTACCTTGGGTGCTGGGCTTACCAGACTTCGTGCCCCAATCCTCTTTGGTCCACTTAGACAACGACTTCTGCTTTGCTGTCTTACTACCAGAGTATCCACCGCCAGCCTTCTCGTATGCTTGAGCAAGTAACTGGGCTTTACGGGCAGACCACTGCCCAGACTTGCCACCCTTAGAACCTGACATAATCTGGTTCTTTAGACGTTCCCGAAGTTGGGGTTTGGTGTAAGCCACTTAGTTGTCCTCTTGTAAATATCCTGCACCTAGCAGAATATCACGCACGTTATGGGACACTAACTTGGTTTCCCCTTTTTCCATACGGATTGCATGACGCCCAATGTCAGCGATAACACGGCGGTTAGCGGTGACCAGGACTGTCGGCTCATCAGCAGGTTGCCAAACCTTCCCGCCCAATAGCCCTCCCGTACCTGTGGCTTTTATAAGGGCTGCTGAGGATTTCCGCCAAGTCATCTTGGCTGCCGATGCCGCCTTCTCTTTATCCCGTCTGCCAGCCCCCTGCTGGTATTCGTGGAGCATCGCTTCACAAAGGTCATCTATTGTAACCTCGTACCAATCTCCCCTATTCCAGAAAGTGTTATGGTCAGCGGGCTTAGGGTAAGCAGGGACAGACGTACTGGCAAGGTTAATGAAATCAGAATGACCTGTCATATCGGACATGATGGTAGGGATACCCATAGCGATAGTTTGCAAAGGCATTAACCCAAACCCTTCTCCTCTGGAGGCGGCTACGAAACAGTCCGCCGACGCATACAAGTCATACTCCTCCTGAAGCGTCAGCCATTTATCTATAACTTTGATACACGGATGCGAAATAATAGGAGGTTCGCCCTTGGCGGTTTCTGCAACCTTCAACACCAGTTCGGCATCAGGTAAGTTCAAGCGTTCAAACGCCCGTACAACAAGGTCCAAACCTTTACGTTGCCAAGACGACCCGCCCGCCACAAACCTGAACACATCATTCTTGGGGGCTGGAGACAACTTCCAAACCGTAGGGTCAATCCCCAAATGTACCATCGTTACAGTTTTGTGATAACGAGAAAACAATTCTAGGTTATGAACACAGGGAACAACTATCTGGTCAAACTGTGCTAACGGGTCAGCAAAACTGTCAGGCAAAACAGATGTTTCCCACATTGTAAACACGACCCGTTTCTGTCCTTTATACCAACCTTTAACCATGTCAGGTTGCATACAAGAAATACGCACCTCGGACAGAGGATTGTTCTCTACACCATTAGGTAGATGCCTGTCTAAAGACAGGAACATATTTCCGTATCCGAAGTGGGCGGCGTTAAAACCTTCTAGATGAACGGTCCTCAGACCATTCCCGTCTCCACTTGCCATGCCTCTTTTGCTTTCTTCTCTAGATTTGCTGCGCCTTCTATTGTCTTAGGTTGCAAACCGTCTTGACGCAATCGTTTATAGGCTGGCATATCTTTCTGCCACCTAGCCTCGGTAGCGTTAATCTGCGCTGCCCGTTCCCCGCCTGTAGTTGTATGGTTCGGGGCAACACGCACGTTTGCAATCCTGCAACCGAAACAACCTTCAACATCAAGGTTCGGATGTGTTTCCCTATGCTTCACGAAATGTATGCTCCGTATCCCGCAGCCGTCAGGCTGGCTACCTCTGCCGCTGTCACCTCTGTACTATGCCCACCATAATAGGTTTTTGCAACATCGTTAAGCGATGGGGGTTGGTCTTCCGTGTAGATACCTGTCTTAAGAAAGTAGACGTTGCGCCCACGAGGACCGCTAGGGATACGAGAGAACAAGTTGTCCCCAATGTCTGTGCCGTAGTAGACAACGAAATCATCTGTTGGTGGTGTGAAGAAAGCCATTTGCTTACAGGATAGCAAAAGCCCCCCACCTTTTTACGGGCAGGGGGCTTCGCAAAGAGGCTTCAATTACTAAGCGTTTGTGCCGATGCTTGAGGCTGACTCAATGCGGCGAAGGCTTGCCTCACGGAAGCGACCATAGCCACCCAGCCAGTACCAGCCGAGAGGCTGGAGGCGCTGGAGGATGTCGGTCACAGTACCACGGACAATCTTCGGCGTTGCGCCGTTGCCGTCAGTGCTACTAAACGCCTTAGCAAGTGCTTGGCGTCCCATGATGAGGGTTGCATAAACGTCAATGGTTCCGCTTGAACCGCTGTTGTTTGAAGCGTTTGCAAACAACGGAGCACGAGCCGTCTCAATGAAACGCACCGATTCAAACTGACCGATTTCGCCGTTGTAGATTGCTGAGGAATCAACGTAGGTGTGTGGGTCACGCCAGTTGGCTGCACCGTTAGCGCCACGGAAGTCGTAGGAAACGTCTGGGTGGATGTAACCCATGTATGCGCCATTGAAGGACGCTACGTTTGCCTTACGCAACTGTGCCGTAACCTTGCGAACGTCGTCACCAACGAGGATGTCGTCGGTGTTGATTGTGGTACGGCTGGATGGGTCGGTTGCTCCACCCGTTGCATAGTTGACGTTTGTACCTCCAGCAAGAACGTCGGCAATGATGGTGTCAATGGAGTCACCTGCGTTGTAGCCAACGATGTTCGCTGCGGTTACGTCTACGTCCAGGAACGAAGTGCCACGCAACTTAGCGGTGGTGACAACAGCGTTACCGTATTCCTCAAGAGTAACGGTTACTTGGCTGTCGCTCATAGCAACAGGGGTAACGTCGGTTACTTCGTTGAGGGTGCTGGTTGCTGGGGCAAGGTCAGCGAAAATCGTGAACTTGACAGCCGAACCTGGCATGGACTGGGCGGTTGGCTGCACATCGGCAGCCTGGTCAAACAGAAGTTCTGAACGCAAAGCAAAGTAAGCAATGCGGTCAAACGCAGTCCCT